CATCCAGTAAGCTAACTGGACCGCTGCTTGTTCCCGAAGCTAATATGGTAGCGGTTTGTGGTTGTGACTTACGATTAGACATTTCTTCTCCTTAATATCCACTTGGTACAAGTAACTGTTGGTGTGATCTCATCCCGCCCCCACCCATAAACGCATTCACCTCAGCAACTACTGCCGTGCGAAACGCATCGTTAAATCCCGTCTCGTTAATGTTGAAATGGAAGTCGCCGCAGGGTACGTCGATGTCTCTGCAGCTTTGCTGGGTGATTGCGCAGAAGTCAGATTGTGCCAGTATCCACCTACCACCACCGTTGCTCATGTGTGTATAAGGTGACGAGCCACGGCGTAAATCTACGGTTGCTGTGTAACCACCAAACGAACCTTCGTTATCGATCTTGTCGTAGATGGCTTTTAGTACGTCGCCCGCATACGACTGAACTATCGTGTAGCCTATCAAAGACGCGGAGCTTTTTAGCCTTGCATAGATCGCGTCGTAGCAAGCTGCCGTCAAGGCGACTGCTGCTGAGTCCGTATCCACAAAGGGATTAGTCCAGTTATTCATGGTGTTGTGATTGGGCGGCGATCTACGCATCACAACTAGCGGCTTGGGTTGCCCTGTTCTCGTGGCGTCCATGATGATCGCAATCATCGCGTTCACTTCGTCGAGAATCGTTTCTTGATCGTCTGGCGTCCACGGCTGAACGTAAACTACGTCATAGACTCTCGTGTCGGATGAAGGCGGGTTGAGCCATGCAGCGAGCTTACCCGTACCACGGCGGTACAGTGCATCTACCGAGTCGCGGTTCGCTTCGTGAAAGTCTTGGTTTTTTCCGTCTTGTTGGTGCGATGCCTGAACAACACCGTATTGGCCTGTGAAACTTGCGCCAGCATCGGCGTACTTGCGGGCCATGCTATGCATACAGCCGGGAAACCATACTGGCGTTTCTGTTTGCCAATCGGTATCAGGTCCGCCTGCAACACCAAAGTTCAGTACGTTGTAGCCGTCGTTACCTAGGCTGTTGTGGGCTCCACCTACGGTCAGGCGAGTGCCAATTGCTGTACCAGCGTGTAGGGCGTCCCAATCTGACGATGGCACGATCCGGTCGTTAATGCGAAATGTCCGCATTGTGCAACCCTGCTCATTGGCACCGGCTACAGTCTTAGCCCCTAAGCACAGCGCCGTAGGTACGAGCGCTTTGGGGAAGTGCGTTTCCGCAGCTAGCCATGTTGAATCAATTGCCGCGTTTATATCCCGCGTTCCGTCAATCCAAAGTTCGCAAGTTCCCGCTTCAGGGTTCCACAGCAGGACAAAATCCTGTTCTCCGTTGTCTCGAATATCGGCGGTTCCGGTTGCGTCTACCAGTGTGTGCTGTGTCGTGCCATCATGCAGCCTGATTAGCAAACGAGCCGTACCGCCCGACCCCGAAATCAAAGAAAACTCACTAAATCCTGATCCCGAATTCATCGACCAATAGCGATCAGCCGAACCGTCGACCCCTGTTCCTTCCATCACCCAGCTAATTGTTAGTGGCGACCACATATTCTGGCTGAACCCGGCTATGTCACCCGTCACTTGCAGTACGTCATTGGTAGCGCCACCACCAAACACAGCGCCATTCTGGCTACCTGCCATCGACGCTAAGCCTATCGGTCCCGTGCCTTCGGTGAAGGTAAAGCTATGCACGCCCGATAGGTCGGAGAAAGCAGGACTGCCGCCGCTGTCTGTGATCCCTAGATGAAATAGATCGCTACTCATCGCTTACCCCACCTACATAAGTGTTTTCTAGCTTCAGTCGAGCGTAAGCATTCGGCCTGCGCACATCGCCCGCAAAGCAGCTATCGTGAATGAATACCGGCGATCCGCCTTCCATGAGTACGTTCGTTCCCTTGCTCACGCAGCTCGCCTTGTGGAATGTCTTGTAGAGTCGCTTCTTTTCGGTTCGCAGTAGGCCCTCGCTGTGAAGTACGCCGCTTTCCCCTTCGATACGCGCCCAGTCACAAGCTAGTCCGCCTGCGTTTACCGTGTGGATTGCGTAGCTGTCTTTGGCTCTCGTCGAACAAGTGAGTCGTCCTATCTGCAAGTCTGGCCCACCTCCGCCACAGCCTTCGTTGACTACCCTGGCCCTAAATGCCTTGGTTATGATTAAACCGTCGTAGATGTCGCCAAACGGGTCGAGCACCTGGCCCGTGTCAAAACGGGTTGGTTTGGTGCCTAGCATTTCGATAGCGTACTTCTGGTAGTTGGAGATTCGGCAGCTTTGTATGTAAACGTCGGTTACGTTCGCCCCTTCCAGCACTACCGTCCTATCGCCTACGCCGTTGAGTTGGCCAATTGTGATATGCCGTATATCCGGCCCCATCACATCGCCGATACGCATTGTGCTGCCGACCATTTGCAACTTGTCGAAGTCAAGATTGTACGCGCCGTTGGCGTTGTATTTCCAAGCCGGTCGAATCACGATATCGACGCCCCAGCACCGTAGCGATCTCTCGAAGCTCATTCGCTTAGACGATGGCAAGTCGATGGCCGCGTCTGAAGTTGTGCCGCGTAGTTGGGTGTCGTTACAAAGATGGACTAGCCCGGTGCGCGTGTCGTTGTTACTTGGCTTGCTGTCCTGGCGTATCAAAGAGACTTTGCGGTCGATTACCTGCGAACCGCCCGGCCACCAGATAGCGTGGTACTGGCCTTTGGCAGCTAGCCAATCTGCTTTTGCGGTTGCATATTCCAGCTTGTCGGCAAAGGTTTCGCCGGGGCACTCGCGCACGTAGATGTTTGCGCGGTCCATGTAAGGTGCTGTGATTGTTACCGGGGTTGGCTCCGCACCCACGACAATCGAACTCTGCCGATTCACTTCGGCAAACTTCTGGTTGGCGCTGTGGTCCTGGCAGTAAGCAGTTACGCCGAACACTAAGACGAATATCCAAACGCTCATTTCTAAGCAAATACCAATGATAGTTTCGCGTTCTATCTTTTTCATTTAGCACGCTCCTCAGTGGCATGTCCTGCCGCCACTTGCCGCGTTGCTAGGCTACCTGCTTCACCTTTGATAAACACTGACCCCAGCAAACGACCGAAGCTAAACATTTCCCCGATGTGCTTCGTCTTATCGAAAGACAGGACGAGGTAGCCATCCTTGTTCAAAGCCATTTTCTGCAAATGATCCCGAGACGCCTTAGCGGCAGCTTTCTCACTAGCCAAGCTTTCTTCTGTCCGCCCCTTGTGCCGTGGTTTCAGTTCAGGCGCCCAACAGTTTCTCATGCGCACTTGTACTTTGATTTCGATAACGCCTTCGACCGTATCGCCATCCAGCACGCGAGTTACCTTGAAAGGGATGAAATAATGGTTTCGCGTTTTTTGGTGTAGAGGATCCTGGTCCTGGCATTTCCCAATAGCCACCAGCACCGACACCCAAAATAGGATGATGCCGATGCCGATTGCCCACCAGATTGGTCGCTTGTACTTACTCATATCTTGCTTAGCCTCACGCGATGGATGATCCGCTTGCCGATCCTCACGGGCTTGATTTCAGCCAATACTTTCACCTGTTCATCGTTCACAATTAAGAAGCACTCAATCTTGGTAGTCTTGCCTATTGGTAGTTGCCCGTTGGCAAGACCTGCCATGTGCTTTTTGCGCATGTCGAATCGCATCCACTCGCTAAGATCGTGCCCCGCTATGTCGACCCAATACTTGCCGCCCAGTAACTTAATGGCGGGTAAGTTGGGGTGCGTGATGCGACCGCGTGCGTCGGTTACAAGCGTTGGTATTTCGTTTTCCGCGTAGGCCGATCCGATTATGGTGAGCCCTAGCTGCTGCTCTTCGACTTCGCGTTGTGTTTTTTCGAGATCGTCTTGCTTCATTTTCTGCGCCTGCGCAGCTTTGGCGATTTTTTCTAGGTCTTCTTCGATCTTCTTTATCTGTGAGGGCATGGCTTTGATATTCACGCCCGATATCTTGGCGTATCCGGTGCCCAACAAGAGCAAAATAGCAATCGACCACACAGCGTAGTGCTGTAGCTCTCGGCCCGCGCTCGTGTCGCACATCTTCTCACCCATAGTGCTGCTGTTACTCATCTTTCAAGTTTCCCTTGGCGACAAGGTTTTCCACTATCTGCCACAGCATCTTGGTGAGCGCGATTAGCCCGCGACTGCCTGTTGAGCCGACTAGCGCCGATACGATTAAAATAAATTGCGTGTCTTGCCAGCCGCGATAAATCAATATCCCCTGCACGGCCCATCCTAGCGCACCGCAGAGCCCTATTTCGCTGATCGCTTCGATAGGTGTTAGCTCTAGTTTGCTGGCACGGCGCCCCATCAGCAGAGCTCCGATTAGCGCCGCGAGTGCTGCTGCCCAAAACGCAAGGGTCCAAGGCGGTAGTAGCGTGACCGCGAAAGCCTCGGCGGTAGCAATCAATAGCTTGGTTTCCAACTTCATCGTGCGTCATACTTCCAATGCTTTTCTATTCTTTCGCCACTCTTGGACGATTCGTATTACGTTGGCAATCAAACCGAATATCGCTAGCCAAGTTGTTATGTTGAATCCGCACTGCTGTCGGCAGTTTCTTATTACATAAAACCGAAGCCTCATTCCTTTAAGGCCCCGGTCGACTCCTTCCAATGCGCTCTCCACTATGGCGCGCTCTGCCAATACCCGCCCTTCGCTTCGCTGGCAATTGGGCTCGTCAGCTAAGTGCTGAGTGGCCACAAAATGACAGCACTCGTTAATTTCTTTCTCGGTTGGCATGTTAAAAGTTAGCGGGGCCTGCAATCGGAGTAGCAGAACCCCGCTATCCCTGGGGAGGGAGGGGAGGATTTTCTTAGGCTTTGCCCGCTGCTTGTCGGCGATATAGGCGACGGCTGGCGAATTGATTACCACGGGCCGCTCGTCGTGACACACGGTTATTCACTCGGTTACGTACTCGCTGGCCGACGCCTTTAGCTACACGTCCAACAATACGAAATGGAGCTGTTACCACGCGCCCAGCAGCTCGTGCTACAGGCCGACGGGCTACACGATGACTTGAGCTAGCCGCCTTCGACTCAACGGCTGGGCTTTCTTCTGCTGGTGTTTCAGCAACGGGCATTTCCGGTACGGTTGTGTCGTAGGCCGATACTGCTGCGGTGTCTTCTTGGGCGTTTGTCTTCTGGTCGATTGGCAAGCTACTGCCTACTACAAACATGGCGGCAACGATCAATACTAAATTCTTCATGGTTTCCTCTGGGGTTGTGCTAGCCGCTCGAATTGGGCTAGGCGGTTAAGGTAGGCTTGGGGGGTGCTGGCTGCGCCCGGTTCTTTCCTAGTGAGTTTGGGCACGCCATTACGCATGGTGATTAAGTAATCCGTTGGCCAAGTAGTCATCCCCCACGATGCGGGCAACTTGATCTTGTCCGTGTCGATGCGCACGCAATGAAAATCTGCCGACTTGGCAATCACGCGGCTGTCGGTAAACACTTCTCTATCGAGCACCCTGCACGGCCCACACCAGACAGCCGTACAATGCACTAAGATTGGCTTCCCGTCCTTAGCAGCCAGCTTGTAAGCTGCTCGTAGGTCGGTGAGCCAGTTTATTTTTCGAGGCTTTGGCGCTTCGCTCTTTAGTTGGGGCTCGGCAGGTGCAGAGACGCTTTTCGATACGACAACGGCTTGCGCGGCTGGCGCACCTACGGGCTGGCCGTTCCCTGGCGGCGTGGTTCCCTTGTCGGTTGGTGCGATTACCTGGGCCTCGTTAGATGAAATCACCCCTTTTCCTGGCTCTGTTAATCCGTTGAAAGCGATGTAAAGTGCGAGTAAACATAATGCGAAGGTCGCTGCTCGGTTCATGCTGCCACCCCCGTCGCCTTAATCGAACGGATCGCAACAGCATCATCGAAGTCGAAAGCCTTCTTTATTGGGATTACCGTCAGTCCATCGCGGTCGCGTCCGTAGCCACTGTTGTCACACAGCACTGCTAGGCCCTTGCTGGTCGAGATTAGATCAATCGCCAGTACAGCATGGCTCATCCATAGATAACAAATAGCCACTTGGAATCCGTTGAGTAAACAGGTCGCCAGTTCTGCGCCGTTGTTTAGTTCCAAGTCCCAATACTCAAGCGGCTTATGATCCTGGGCCGCTTGGATTGCTTCGTCGGTGTAGAATTTCTTGGCTCCACGACCGACTGCGTTTGGTGGGAATAGCGACTGCGGCACGAAACCATGCTCGGTTGCAAACTCGATGCCCTCGCTAACCATACCACCCTTGTCTCGCCAGTTCTTAATCGGCTGACCCACTGAGCATGGGCTTAGCGGGATTCGTGAGTAGCCTAGTTGAGATTGGCGGTAGTGCATGTTCTGCGCTACGCATTGAATCCAGCAACTACTTGTCTGGCCTTGGTGCAAACTCTTGAGCGGAGCTTGCTGGCGAATGTCTACGCTACGGGCCTGCTCAACTTCCATCTTCTCGATGCAACCTAGCCATTCATTTTCAGGGATGAGTGGTAGAGAAACTCTCTCGGCGGCTGACCCACAACAAAGCGGGGATTCCTGCCTATCACGAGCTACCACGCCACCGTCGTAGCCGGGCTGGCCTTCCTCTACCCACTGTCCGCTAATGTTAGAAATGAAAGTCACTGCGTCACCTCTTGGATGGTGCGCAGGGCTTCGTCGGCTGTCTTGGGAAAAGGCTGCGAAACGCCGCGCCCCTTGGGAGCGTTTGACACGATCCACCAGGGCGCTTCGCCTCGCTCAAGCTGTGCGGCAGCTCGCCATACCTGTGAGGGTCCAATATCTTGGCCCGGTTCAATCTTTTTGAGTTCGCCACCGCTTTGCTTGATTGCTGTTCGCCATTTCTGGCTGGCTAATGCTAGCCGCTGTTCATAAGGCAGGTTGTTTCTGTTCTGTGTGTCCTCGACCACTAGCACCATGAGCTTGTCGCCCGGTATAATCGCAGTGCCCGCAGTTCCCCCGCGTTGGCTCAGCACCAATACGGCTAATGCCGCAAGTAGCAGCGTCAGATTGTGTTTAGCTCTGGCTGTCATGCTGTGGGGCTAGGTGCAAATAGATGTGTAAGGCTTTCCTGGGCACACTTCCTTAGCTTCTCGTTGCCGGTCGCTTCGGCGTGGGCGATGATCTTCTTAATTGCCAGCATCACCGCGACGTCGGCGTCTTGCGGTTCTGGCGCGGGTGTCGGCTTCGGGGTGGGGATGACTTTCTTGAGCTTGTCTTTGTTGAGCCAAGCAGCAATGCCGCCTATCACAGAAAGGATGGCCGTTTGGTGTTCGCCGAGAAATTGTTGAAGGATTTCCATTGCTCTACTCACTTAGGAAGATGTTTCTTGAGCCACTGATTGCTTGACAAGGGAGTTGCGTACATAGCACGCATTGACTTGGAGAATGAAGTCGCCCTAGGCAAGTCAGGCATCCACGTTGCGCTGATAACACCCACGACTTCGCCCTTTTCGTTGAGGACTGGACCACCCGAATCACCAAGGCGGGCAATCGGTGTAGCGCAGAAGTAGGCCCCACGCTCGAGGTGCGTCACTTGCCCCCATATTTGTCGAGGCGGCTTTCCTTTGTGGCCGTATCCTGATTGCCAGACGGGCTGTCGTAGCTCGAGCTTTTGCCAACAGATACTTCGGCAAGATTTCGCGGGTCGGTCAATTCTCAGAATCGCCAAGTCCGCCTCTGCCTGCTGCTCGAGCACGGTCGCATTGGCTCGAGCTTCGCCTTGGAATTCAACCGCTAGCTGCTTGCCTTCGCGCTCGTCGACAACATGGGCACAAGTCAGCACGTACCCAAAACGCTCATCTTTAGCTACTAGTGTCCCAGTTCCGTAGCTCGAGACGGATCCGCCTTCCGTCAGCGTAACCCGCCCCACCGACTCTATTAGCTCTGCGCTCCATACCTGGCTAGTACAAGCCAACAGCAACATCACTAGAAAGCCAAGCCACCCAATTAAGGCTAGCCGGGCATTGCGTAGTCGTGTTTCGCGGGTGTGGTGCATCTAGCCACCAATTGCACGGACAGAATGAAGGGTTTCTTCCCAGCGAGAGAGAATCGGGTCGATCTTGTCACGCCAGAAGTCTTGAGCATTGCCCGAATACTTGGCGATCTCTTCGACGATCTTGCCTGCAGCGTTGTCGGTGAATGTCTTGACGATGCCGCGCACGATGGGCCGGTCGCTGAGCACGCTATCTGCAATGGCGTTGATTGCGGATTCAATTTCGCCGCTTAGGTCTTCTTTCGATGCGTCCGAAGAATCCATCGTGAGGGCGTATTTCACTACGTCCACGACTTCGCGGGTAATCTGATGGGCTTCCTCTGGCGTGAGGGTTTCGTCGGCCCTTGCTTCTGTCCACTTGTCGACAACGTCTTGCACTTCTTTGCGGAGTGACATAATTCCTCTTTTCGATTTAGGCACGAAAAAAGCCGCACGGCTGTCACCATCGCGGTAACAATCGTGCGGCTTTTGGCCGACCCAACACGGGATACAAGTTGTCTGAGCTTCTAACCTAGTCTATTCAGGTGTGTTTAGTCAAGCAATTCTGAGTCGCTCTACCAGCAGGCGCACCCTTCCAACGCCATGACGCTCCGCTGTCACAGTAACGCCTAGTTTGCTGTATTTGCGTGGCTTGCCAAAATCAGTGACCACCCAAAGGTCGTCGCCGCGTCCTTCGCAGTGCTGACAGACGCCATTGAACAACGGCGCGGACTCCTGCTTGCATTTACTGCAAACCGGAACGTATGGGGTCAGAGCATCCTTGTTCATAGTGGCCTTCCTAGTGGTGCTTGATACTTCCGAAGTGTTGTGGTTAAGCGCTATCTCGTCCAAGCTGGTATGCCGCTTCCAAAGCGCGGATTTTACAGATTAGGGGTGATTCTATGTCTACAGGATCCGGCCCCTCGCCATCGTAATTTTCTAAGCAACCCAGTAAGACGGCGAGGCCATTTAGCCTCCACTGATCTTCGCCTATATCCAACCCACTCCCGCTATCAAATAGCTGTCCTATCTCATCGAATCGCTCATCTGGGAACATCTCCGCAAGCGGAAAGAACGGGTTGTTTTTTTCTTCCTGCATTACTTGGTCTCGGTATTGTTGTCGGGTTTGATACTGGGGTTTTGTGCGGACTCGTTAAGGTGCCCCATGGAATCCAAGGCAGTAATCACATTGAAAACGCTAGTTGGAAACCGATCGATTTTCATTTCCACCAGCTTCTTAGCTACTTCTGCGGCTAGTGCTTTTCTTTTACTAAAGAGCATGTCTGTCTACCTCGATGGAGTAGTTAGTCCCAACCGTTTAGGATCATGGTTTCTCTAGCAATAACGCCAACAACCCCTATGCTTCCCACTAGAGCAAGCACAAAGACAACTGCAGAAGGGCGGCTTGGATAGTCTAGGTACACCCACCACCACGACGATGTGGTCACAGACCCCAGAGCGACATACAACAAGTTTTTGCTCATCTTGCTACTCTCCTAAGCTATTTCAGGGCGTTTCGGTAATGCCAAAAGCCCTACGGATATTATTCAAATCTTCAACCGTAGGCTGCTCTGGGTGCTCCCACTCTCTCACAACCACCCACTCCCACGATGGCTTGCCTTGCACTGCTGCCGCTATTTTCCCAACCCCTGAAATTCGCAGTTCCGCTCGCAGGCTGGTCTCAGCGATGAAAGTACCTAACTGTAATTCTGCATCACTCATTGCTTGCCTCGCTTTCATGGCTAGCCGGGGTATTCTGAATGATATGCCTGTCGAAACATTTCTGCATTTCCGTTTGCACTTCTGGCCAATTTGACACTATTTTAAGTGCCTGTTCACACGAAATAGGGACAGCTTCAGCTTCACCGTCCCTAAGTTCTTCGACAGTCCAATGTGGTGCCTGGACCTCACAACGGTCACCATGAACAAACATACCTCGCGAACCCGTTTTTCGGGTCATCACCCAGACGCCGTAACGAAATCTACCCACGTTCAAAGTTCGAAAACACTCGACGTCGTAGTTTTCTTGGGCCTTACTATTTCCCACTATAAAACCTCCGTTCGATTCTTGTCGCGGGTGTTAAGACACGATTCTAAATTCCCAGTTCTTCTTACTTCTGCTCAGTCCCGCTACTGCGTTCACCGCGCTTTTCTTGGTCGCATATTTGGCCCAGATGGTCCAGTTGCTCGATCGCGACAGGAAGCTAGGGAGCGAACCAATATAACGTGCCTCCACACTGAATCTCTTGTGGCTTTTAGCTCGATGCCTAGCATCCGACTTGTGCGAGGATACTGTTTTACGCCTTCGACCTCTAAGTTCTGATGTCATTGATCTACCTGCGGGGAGTATTTCAAGCTACCAATTGCTTGATACGAATTTCTGCTCTATCTAACGTGCCATGCGTAACAATCGCATCAGGCATCGCCTGCATAACATCGTCTACAACATCTTGTCTTGAGTTCGACGACACAAACGATGTGATATGTACCGGAACATGGGGAAAACGATCGATGTAAGAACAGATAGGTGAGTAAGCAGAGTGCGATATGTCGCCTAAAGGACAAACTGCTGAAATATCAATTATTAGCAGGTCTGGTGCCTTCTCGCCTACAGCATCGAATAGGCTGTCAAATGTTCTAGTATCGTGAGAATCCCAAAGCTGCGGGTACATATCACAGTTGCCAGGATCGTCGTCCACTAAGTAAATCAACATAGCTGGTCTACTCACTTTCTGTATTTAATTTGTCTAATAGTGGGCGCGGATTAGGACTGTGTTCGCCCTCCAAAAATTTCACAAGCCAGCTGAGTTGCACGCGGTCTCCGCGAAACCAGCCCGTTCCGTCTACGCTTTCTGCGCCTGCATCATGGCACACCTTGAGCCACTTCGCCGTGTTGATTCTCCCAACATGCACGCGCGGGAAATAATCGCAGAACTTGTAAATGTTGCGCCGCTTCCATGTCGTCGTGCCTCCAATAAAAACAACTTCAGCTTCTTTGGGTACATCGGAGGGTTCGCAACCGTCCTGCGCGACAAACGCTAGCGGCCAACCGTAATTGCGCAGTTCGCCATACCACATCTTCCACTCGGCTAACGTCTTGGCGTGATCGCCCACTACATCTAGCACTGATAGCCATTGGGGTGCTATAGGATGTTCGCTGACCTTTTCCAAGTGCTTAAAATACACATCTTCGCTCCAACCAGAATTAAATCGGCCATTTTCTGCCACGTAGTAAGGGAATGGCTTTCGCCACCCTCCAGGCGATATGCAGTGCCCGATCTGATCGGGGTACTTCGCCAGCAAGTGCTTGGCGATGGGTCCTGTGTTGTTGGACAGCAATACTCTCATGCCAGCTTTCATACCGTATTTCCATTCTTGAAGTTTTGCTGTGATACCTACGTGGACTATTTCGTGAATGGTGAATTGGCCATGTACTGACACATATTTTCTGTATGTTTCTTCAACTTCACGATCAGCTTTGAACAGTGCTCGGGCATGTTTGCTAAATCGGCTCCTGTAATATCCTCAGTGATATCAACGGCTGTTTGCATTAACCCAGAAACTTCTACCGATATCGACGACGCTTGCTTTGGACCGCTACCCTGTGGAGCTGCAGGTCGATTGGCGAGAGCTTCGTCAGTTGGTATCGCATTGCGTCCTCCCTTAGAGGGATGGTTGGGGAATTCTTTGCTCATAGCTTTGATACTCCATTTCGGCTGTGAAAGTTGGGGCGGTCTACCTAGTTACCGTATTTCAAATCCACCGGGGCATCGGTGCCGAAGCACACGGGGCGTGGAGCCCCTTACCCCGGTGGGGCTAAACTATCTCTTCGTAGTATGAGCGCACTTGATAATTATGGGGTGGGCGGCTCGGCTCTCTCGTTTCGTCCGCACTGCTGAACATCCATGCGGCTGATTGGTATGACAAAAAAGCAACAGGGCCACTACTACGCCACCAACAAACCCTCGCACTTCGGCGCCCTGCTCGGCCTCCCTCATGCGGTCTCCTATCTCGCGTTGTAGCTTGTGAAATGGATGCACTGCAAAACCCACGAAATCTATTAGTTGTTGGTTTCATACTGTGGTTTTGTTGGTTCACCGCGGATGGGTGGGAATTTTGAGGTGGTAGCCGCAGTACACGTCAACCGGGTCTTTCCATATTGATGGAAAGTCTGTATCTGCTGGGTTTTCGTTAAGTGTTATATAAAATCCTTCACCGCTAAGTTTTCCGTCGCTGGTTTTGGTCCAGCCAGATTGTTCTGTTGAAGTTGGCTTATCTCCTCCCGCAACTGCACCTAGCAGCAAGCCGATCTCTTCTGCATTGCCTTCTATTTGCATTTTGGTTCCCTTTCTTTAATGGTTGTTTGGTGTATTAGTCGTCCAACTCTTCTAGCGTGTCGGTCACAATGTCACGTAGTTGTGACATGCCATTGGCGCCAAGTTTGCGGTTCTGAATCTGCTCTTCTTTCGTGCCGTCGCCCCCGCAGAGCCAATCCCCAGTACGTTCAACTACATCAATCGGGAACGTGACGGCTTTCACTGTCTTAGAAAGTAGTTTTCCTAGCATCAGATTTCCTCGCTCTCTCTACTGGTTCAGGGCGTATAAGCTCGTCGCCGGGCTTCTAATTCAGGATGTTTGAGATACGCTCTCAGTCCCTGCAAAAATTCCTCCTGCTTGCCGCAGAGCCATTCAAGGTACTGCAACGGAACATCATCAAGCGGCTTGTCTCGGTGCTCTCCGAACGGCATGGGTACTGCGCCAAGTCTTGCTATTGGAATAGGTGCCAGTGGTGTCGGCGGTTTCGCTGATTCCTTCACTGGCAACCTAGACCGAAGCTCTTTCAGGAATGACTCGGCGTAGTCTGCGCCGGTTCCGTTCCCCCAAGAGAGCATTTCAGCAATCTCGCGGGCATCTTCACGGGCCTTCACCTTCGCTTTTATCCGTGTTTCTTGGTCCATGCTGCTACCCTGATTCAGTATTTGCGTCGGTGTGCTCGGAGTGGCACGAATGTCCGACATGAGGTTTGTAGTTAGTCGCCTGCCGATAAAGAGTCACCAACCACCGCTCGGCTTCGTCGCACTCGTAGGCGGCTTTTTCTAGCTCGGGCGCGTCCTCTTCGCCGTTGTATTCTTCAATCTTCAGCCGCTCTAGCCAAATGTGCTTGGTACGCCAATCGCCGAGCGCTTCAATCAGCGTTTCCCCAGTAGGTACTGGCATTTTGCTTTCATACTCCTAATTAGTAGCTTCAATGGCTTGTTTGAGTATTTCAATTGATCGAAATTCGCAGCGGCTTGGTGGCGACACTGCGAGCTTGCTTTATTAAAAGTTGGGCCATTTGCACCGCCTGCTCTGGTGGCATTGCCATCCACTCGACTGGTTTGCCGAAGTCGAGACGCACAAGGCCATCCTTGGCTGCGACGACAAACGCTAGCTCGCCATCGTCGTCACCTGAGATACGTCCTTCTGGCCACTGGCGGTTCGCTGTGCCTTCCTCTTGCTCTGCGAATCGTCGCATTAGGTGATTCTCAAAGTCTCTGGAATCGGGTCTACGTTCTCCGTGGTGGCTTGATGCCATGATCTAAATCTCCTTTGATACTGTTGATTAGTAGCTTCAAAAGACGTGTTCGGTATCGTGATTACAACTGAATAAGAATCTTCATCCGCCTAACAAACTCGTCGTAGGTGAATGACTTTTCGATTTTGCTAGCCGTCTTGTTGTCTGGGCAGTAGCTGCAATAGACAATCCCATCATCTCCTAGAGTAATGTCGATGGCTTCCTCCACGCCCTTAGCGACGTGGAACGTATCTCCGGGAATTACTACTTCAACTTCCGTTGAGACTTTCCTTGTGGTCACCATCGCCTGAACTTCTTTCATGCTCATTCTCGGTTCTCTAAGTTGGTGTGGGCTACTGGCTGGCGGTATTTCAGTTACTGACTTGCTTGCTCAATTCTTGCCATGCGCGGACAACCACTGCTGGAACTTGTCCGTTTCCAATGGCTTTTGAGCGGTCCATGAAATCGGCCACCCCATTCGCCACTCTTGCCAATCTGGGTTCAACCTCCCAGTAATTCCGTGCTCCTTGTATCTCTTCTTCGACTCTGTGGGGCCTGATGTACTTATGGCTGCAGTCGCTACTGGTGTTGGCAGAAGCAACCGGCAACCTGGATGCTTCATCATTGACGGAGACGTCTGGTTCGCAGTTGCTGTTGGAGTAGCCAAGTATCCACAACCTGTCGCGGATGTGATCCGCGCCTTCGTCTGCCGCCGATAGCACATCCCAAGCAATACTAAACCCGCCCTTGGCCATGTCTCTGAGTACCTTGCCGAAGTAACCATGACTTCCTGAAAGAAGTCCCGGCACATTCTCCAGTAGGCACCACGCCGGTTTGACTTCGTTGATGATGCGAAAAGTGTGTGGCCACATGTTTTTTGTATTTGCCCACGGGTCGGGGTTCTTTCCACCTCGCGCTTGGCTGAATGCCGGGCAAGGAAATCCTGCGGTAACGACATCGACTCGACCGCACCACTCGTTGCCATCGAAAGTTCGCACGTCGTCCCAGATGGGGAATCGCACGAGGTGGCCGTCACGTTGGCGCTGGAGCAAGACTCGCTGGCAATACTTGTCAATCTCGACGGCGCAGACTGTACGCCAGTCGAGCAATCGACTACCGAGCAATCCTCCGCCAGCTCCGGCAAATAAAGCCAACTCATTCATTGATTTCTTTATGGTTAGATAGCGATTTTCGCTATTTGCGTTTTGGTTTAATACCGTGGTTTTCTTGTGCTGTTTCGATACACTTCGATGCGTCGTACCGTACTGGGGTTTGAAACCAAAAGGGGCAGCCGCGTTACTGGGTGTCTATCAAGTGAGGGTTGCGACTGCCCCCTTTAGTGAGTCCGTTCAACTGCGCGTCGTGCGCTCCTACTTTCCATTTTTCTCGTAATCCAATAACCACAAAGCGTCGGCGTGGTTGTCGTCCTCAATTTCAATCTCCGGCCACTTCTCGATTGCCGCTGCTATCATTTCCGGTTTCTTCGCTGCGCCGTTTCCGGTCGCGTGTTTTTTGAGTGTGCGTGTATGCACAAACTCTAAGTCCGCTTCGACTTCGTGCGCGAATAGCTCGACTAATCCCTCCATGCCGATTGCCTGCCTTGTTGCAGCTCCGCCCCTATGGTGCGATCTTTCGCAGATAACTTTCGTGGGTTCAAGAGGAGTCCACTCGTAAAGCCATTGCTGAAATCTATCCAACTTACTGCCAAGCGTTTCTTCTGGCATGAATCCGAAATCCACTACGCCGCTTTCGTGTTCTGTTGCGTAGCCGGTTTTGCGTGCTAGGTCTAAGGCTAGGGTTACTGCCATCACTTCGCCTCCGTTTTTGAAGCATGTTCCCACCAGTTCACGTCAGCGAAGTTGCCGATAATAGCCCGCTTTGTCACCTGCCGACGCCTTTCTGATTGCTGCTTGCTCTCGTTGCGTCTCCACATCGAACACGCCGCGTGAATCCTTCCTGCCTCTGAGTCTTCCTCGAAGCGACTTGCAGGCTGCTCGCCTCGCACAATCGTCAACACCTCTTTGACAGTTAATCCATTTTGTTTTGCGAGTATTTTTGCGGAAAATCCTTGCTGGTAATGTCGCTTGATTTTCCCTTGTGTTGCGGCTGGAATTGATCGCTTCATGCCAACACCTCCGACGCCTTTTCATTGATTGTTTCGACTTGGCCGCTTAACCAGCTAAGAATGTCGTTCGGTTCTTCCACAGCCTTGGTTAGTTTGTGGTTCAACATCCTGGCCAGCATCTTCAGTGCACGGCTTAGACGGTTGCGACGTAGGAGTTTCATGTAATAGTCTTGATTGGCCTTGATTACTTCTGTCTTGAATATTTCGTAACTCAACTCTGGCAAGTTGCCTTCCTTGATACCTGTGGCACGCTTCTTTGCACCTTCCGAACAAAACCAGTTGGCACAGGCTACGGGGTCGCCAAGTGGAGCGCCAGAAGCAACCATGCCGTTTAGCTCCGAGAAAAGGAACTTGTGACTTGGGTTCGCAAAGTCTGCATCTTCTAAGCTCCACAGCATGTTCTCGTCGCTTGCTTGAAATACCAACGCCAATACGGCTCGCTCAATCTGGTCACTCTTATTTTGCAAAATCATCACGAATCAAAACTCCGTTACGTTCGTCGGCGGTTCGTCGGAGCGCAATACCCCCCAGCCCCCCGAAGTAAATCGGGTGCCAGAGGGTCGCTACGTATCGCCGCTCGGACGCCGTCGCTTACACCCCGCTGCGGTCATTTCCTTAACACATAAGCCATTCCATTTCGCGTCAGTCCATGACGTGTACGCGCCGCAGCAATGGCAATCCTTCTGATCTTCCGGGCTGTGCTTTCGTCTTGGCCGCTGTCGGTGATCGAACCGCTATGTAACTGCTTCTAATCTTAAATATTTCTTTGCGTGCTGATTGCATAGGAGTAATTCGCCAAACTTCTTGGCGGCGTATCTACAGCAGGGGATGCCATCAAGGCACAACGCCTGGCACTTCAATTCACCTGCACGCTTCGGGCCTTCTGCATAAACTCCCTTAATGCCCTTCCCGACTCTCAGCGTTTTTGTATTGTTTAGCTTCATACCGCAGCCCCCTGCTTCCTGCTCAGCCTCTGAAACGGCACATCACGCACCTTGGCGTACCAGTCCGCTTCGTTCTGTGGCATTAGTGGGAAATCAGAGCCGGGCACTGTGCCAGAGTTTTCACGCTGAAACAGTGCGCGGGCCTGATTGAAAGTTCTGTCGGAGTTTTTGCAGCGAAAGACGCAAGCTGTCCACTTTTTGTGGGCTTCGGGTGATTCGTTGACAACACGCTTGCGGTACACATCGCCGTGAACCTCTCGCAAACTGCCGTCTGTTTGCACCACAGTTCGCTGCCGGCCACGATAAGTAAACCCGCACTGCGGGCATGAGACCCCCGAACGCCTGATCTTTGCGCACTTGGGGCAAACAATGGGCTCGGGCTCTGCTTTGGTGCGGAACACTTCGTCATGCCGGTCTTGTATCTTGCGGTAGGTATCTTCTAAGTGCCATTCGCGGTCATCATTGAGCGAATCGTGTCGCCAAAAGTTGCCGCCGTGGTCTTGGATGGTCACGTTTTCTAGGCTGTCGTGGTTGCGTAGCAGGCGCCCACCCGCTTGGATGTAGCTAGCCACACTGCCGAACGTACAGGCGAATATGCCGTGAGCTAGGAAAGGCCAGTTGACTCCCTCTCGCATGACAAAGCGGTTCGATACGCCCTTAGTTCGCCCACTCTCGCAAGCAGCTTTGAGTAGCTCGCGGTTCTCGCGCGAAGCGCTCATCGTCTCGCCGTTGATAATGATCTTGCTACCGTCGATATGACTCCACGGAATGCCTTGGGCGTTGAACTGCTCACAGAACCATGCTGATTCGTCAACGCCAGGGGCGAACAGGATCGTAGGTAACTGGTCGGGATTCAATCTGTGGTAGTGTTCGATGACACGACCAAAAATCGTGTGCAACATAACTTCCTTGACTTCATCGCGCAGTTGCAAGATACCTTTGGTCTTGGCTTTGAGAGCTCGCACGTCCGGTTCGTCAGGAGCGTATGTCTGTGCCGCCACCAACGCCCCACACTTGCGTAGTTCGCTCGTTGTCCCTGCAACGATAAGATCGTCGAACATATGCCCGATGCCGATAGGAGTGGCTGTGACGCCGATGACGCGGGCACCCTGCTCTGTGTATTTGTCGAGTATTTCGCATGAGCGCTCACCTGTCTCGTTGTGGCATTCATCCAATAGAACAATTTCTGCATCGTCGATAGTTGCCTTGCCAGCCTTTATTCGTTTGTCGACGGTTTGTATAGAAGCAATCTGCACACCAGCGCCCGAATCAGGAGCATATCCACTTGCCTGCATCCCGTACTGAATCCCAGCCTCATTGAGCCCATGGGCCAACTGTTCAACCAACGCCACTCGATTAGCGAATACGGTGGTTCGCTTACCTTGCTCGATGATCTTCTGCATGATGAGCGACTTGCCACCGCCCGTGGGGCTAGTGACAACCACCCTGCGCGAAGAGCTTGCGGCGAGCTGGTCTAATGCGCGTTGTTGGTGCGGCCAAAGGTTCATGCTGTGTCCCCCATAGCGTAGTCCTTTCCCACAATGCCGTGGTTGGCGCTGCCGCGGATGTGCATTGGCCGCCAGAAAGTACCCGTGTACTTGCCGAAGAGCTTTTTCTCTTCGGTGTAATGAGCGAATTTACCACGACATATATGCTTAGGCTTTTCCTGCCCTTTGTTGGTTGAATCCCTGCTTTCGCTTTTCACTAAGCTATTGCTGATACGCAGTGTGTGGTACTTAATTTTAGGGGACTTATTACGCTTTCCCTTGGGCATTGTTGGTCTATATGGCGGGTGTTCCTGTGTGATGATATTCTTGCAATGAACAAGCTGGCATGTGAAAAGTGCCAAAGACCACCAGTTGTCCTTCGAATCGTTGAACCCGAATTGCCTGTAGTCCGCGCCCCAGCTACTAACATACGATCCGTCGTCCCTTAGTACCGCGGTGTGGGGTAGCATGAAGAAAACCTTGCTGCGCATTTTTTCAATGCGCATCCAAGAGGTCATTACCACCATGCGTGAGCCTTCGCGTATTATTTCCGCCACATCACCTTGGATCCCATCGTTTCCCTGTGGTATTTCATCCTTCGTGTATCGGTTGCTTGTCAAGCAGTGCACTCCCGACTCGACTTTGTGACCATCAGGAGATATTTCGTAGCCACCATAAATAAATAGGTTTTCCCAGGGTGGAATGCACCGCCTTAGGTCATCTGCAAAATCTCCCCCAGTGTTGAGCCATGAATTATGTGCTTCGTTAATCTCACTTGCGTCTAAGAAAACAGACTTTCTTATATTTGCCCGAGCAGAGCGGATAAGCTTCTCGCGACCTGGCAGGCACAATACAGATTCTCGTCTTCCAAAGGCGGCTATGTCGAACAACTTGCACTTCATATCTGCTTGAGCCTTTCCGCTATCTGATTGAGAGCTCCAAGGAACTCGTCGTAGATACCAACTGACTGCAAAGAACGTATCAGCCCGCCAAGGTGTGTGTGGCATGCCTTCCGCTGCTTGACTGTAACTGTCGCCTTGCCGGGTTTTGGCGGCTTGGTGGCCGCTGCCGGTGGCAGGTTCCCAGGGTCGAAATCGGTCGCTGCCGAACTGGGCTTAGTTGGCGGTTTTGGCACCGGTACCTTATAGTTTTTCCCGTCTTTTCCAGTGCGGGTGGAATTTCCAGGTGGCTTTTCTGCCACCTGACTGGAACGCAGCTCCGCAACTAGCGGGCGTCCTACTCCGCACATATCTGCAAGGGCTCGGTCACTCTTGCCGCTGAATTCTTTAAGGGCCATGCCGACAGCACGGCGTTTGTCTGCGTTTGACCTGCGGAGCCCGTGAGATTGGTTGGCACCACAAGCTATCTCGACTGCTTTCTTGCGGTCGCCAGCTATGTAGTTGACCTCGATTTTCTTGCCAGCCATGATCGCAGCATCCAATCTATGAATGCCGTCAGCCAACCAGGCGCCCGAGCCATTGCGTACTACCGTGATCGGAGGGAAGGCCGCACCCGACTTCATGCGGTCGGCGAGCTCTTCGATATAGGTGCTATCGGTGGAGACGCGAGTTTGCAGACGCTCAACCTGTAGCTTCTTGGCTTGTACCGTTTCCTTGGCCACGTTCAACTCCTAACCTGCTAATTGTAAATGCTTGGTAATGTCGGCGAGCTCTATTGCCGTGTCGGCTCGGCCACGAACTCTGTTAAATATCACTAGGTCAAACCTTGTTGGGTCTACTACTAGCTTCAAAGCCAATTGCCTTGTTAGAGGCCATACCGAGTAATCGCCCATTTCTTGGTGACAGTAGCGGCAAAGCGTCAGCCATGTTGCTGGCTCGGCAAAAGCAGCCTCACGGTGCGAGCCTCGCGCAATTTCGTGCACGTCCGTAGCCTGCCTCTTGCAGCACAACTGGCACATCAGAAATTCGGCCTTATAGGCATTACGTTGCTTCACGGCTTTTGAATCCTTGCGTTTCCGCTTGGGGCTCTTGGTTCTCAGTGTGCTATTCCAGGATCGCTGCGTTTTCTTCAAAACAATTCCTCAGCCTGATCGTCAAGTTGCTTCTTGGGGCTTTTACTGTGTGCGTCGAGATACCAACTAATTCGCCGCTTGGTGTGGTTAATCTCTTCTTCGCTGCACTTCAGTTCGCCAGCCCTAGCTTCGGCAGCTTCCAATGCTTGTGAATACGCTTCAAACTCCTTGAAGAAATCGCGGCTATCTCCGACTTTGTTAATCGCCTCCATGAGTTGTTCATGGTTTTCAGCTCTCTTGAAAGAACCTGTAGCACGTTCGATTAGTTCTTCGTTTGTAAGCGGTTTCTTTTCGGACTTAGCTGGAGCCTTTTTGGCTGCGTTTTTTGCTGGCGATTTCCGCTTGGTATCCTTCTGCGGCTGAGCAGCGTTGCCGTCGTCGTCTTCGTCTGCGGTGACGTTGAGTAATGCACAGAGGTTGTATCGCTTGGCGTAGGTGATCGCAGAGCCCAGTGCCTGCATTTTGTCGCCTGCGTTTACGGGAATAGATGATTCGATTGTTTCGCCAGACTCGTGGCGTAGGGTTGTTGTAACGCAGGGGCCGTTTTCGTTACTGGTGAATGCGTGGGTCACAGCGATATTGTTTTTGACCAGGGGATCGCGTGTCGCGCTGATAACGGCATCAAGTGTGGCGTACTTCGACTTGAAGTATTCGTTGGTGCGGTCCTTGGGGATTTCAGGGAACTCGCCTTGGGCTTTGGCGAGAGCTTTCACTAGTGCAGAATTTTCGCTCATGCCACCACCTCACTACAGCAGTTGGTGAGCGATTCCAATTCACACGGATTAGGCACCGGACCCACTAACTCGTAGTTCGATGGATTCAAGCCTGCGAACATCTGCCTACTGCACGAAAAAGACTTCTCTCCATTAGGCAACTTGTAAACCCAAAGGATCACTTCTTCGCCATCGCTGATACGATTGGCGTGATAGTAGCCAGGTTCCAAGAGTTGAATTTCTGAGTTCAGCATAATTCCCCCCGTAGAAAATCATCGAACCACCAAACGAAGGTTTCCTTGACGCCAGACCTAGCCGCTATGCCTCGTCGAGTAAGGTGCTCTGGCACAGGAACGCGATTGCGTTCGTAAGACAATGCCTTCCGTAGCATTCTCATCACCATGAAAGATTGAGCGCGGTTCATCCGTGGCTCCTTTGGGTAGTGTGTTCTTGGTTCGGTGCCGACTGCTTAAGCCTGAATTTAATTTGGCAATCAAGAGACATGCAGAAAGCAGTCAGCACCAAAGCAAGAGCGTGTTGTGTTCTCTTAATTGCCATGCACGAAACGATAACCGACATTTGACAATCTGTAAACCGGAGTCTCCTGTAATGATGATACTATTAGCCATACTGCTACCACCCGTTGCTGTATTGATTTGCGGAAAACCTGTGCAAGCATTATTGAACATAGTTTTGACTTTAATCCTTTGGGTTCCTGGCGTGATACATGCAGTCGCTGTCGTTATTGACCATAAATCAGACAAGCGCACAAAAAAGCTTGTAAGGGACTTAGGTGATAGGTAATTAACCCACCTCCCCCACCACCGGAATCCCCGGGAGCAAGCGCAGCGTGCGAGACTTACCCGGCTGCCAGTCGACAATCCCCTTCGAGCGCATAGCCTCTAGGTGGTACTTCACGCCGTTCGGATTCCCTATGCCGAACCTATCGCCTATCTGCCGAATCGAAGGCGGACAACCGTTGCTGTGTAGGCACAGATCGATGTAGGCCGCTATCTCCGCCTGTGTTCTTGTGGGCGGCTTACTCTCGTTTTCTTCGCGCATAGAATCTCCCCGTAACTGCTTGTGTGGAACTAACGCAGGCTGCGCTATAACGTAGCGACCGGCCCTCGACTGCCCTCAAGATCACGGCTTCACAAGAAAGTGAAGGGGCAGCACTTGTCTTCGTGCGTTCAGGTGACTAGTGTACGCATGTATGCTATATGAATGCAAGTAACTTTTAGGCCATTTACAGTAATTTATGTAGGTTTTTTGCGCGCCACAATTGGTGGTGCAGAAACAAGCCGGGAGGACACATGTGAGCGAAAAAAACCGTACAGTAAACGATCTCAAGAAAGATATAGAAGCGCTCGGCTACGAAGTCTACACAACCAACCGAAACGTAGGCGACGCGCCCTGGACGTGTACGATCTTCGTGGGCAACTCACAGAAAGCGTTCCAAGGGCGCTCGGAAGAGCGGGCGCTGCAGGAGGCGCTTTGGGAGGTGATGCGCTGGGAGGAGGAGGCGCGGGTTCAGGCTGCGCGGATGACTTGTGAGGGGTGCGGGGAGTGAGGTTGCGGGTTGTTGTTTTGGTAAAGACTTGTTCAAATTTAATAGTTTGGCTACCTGCTCTAAGGCTCGATCTCTGCACCCATGACAAAGTTGAAACAGAAAACCAGCTTGCAAAATATTTGCGCTGGTGAGTTCTTGTTTGAAATATTCCTGTCTTTTGCCACTCTTGCCTTAAGTGTGATTAACGCCATAAGGGAACTAAGAAAAGATACGCCGCAATTTGACTTGGCTTATGGGTATATTGTGGTGGCTCTAGTTTTAGTTACTGCGTTAGTTATCAGGGCATTCCTAAGAAACAAAAGGGCTAGAGATTCTGACAGCGCGCATTCATTGGATGTTGTGCTGTACACGCTGCATGCAGTTTTGACTAAGCGAACCAAAGACGCCGACAAGGCGTCATTGCGTATATGTGTTTTTGTGCATGCTTCTAAGCCTGGTCATGTACACCAAATTACCGATTACGTATGCGATGAAATCAGCCACGGCAGGGGAAGAAACCTGCCCCTCAGGTCAGGTGTTGTAGGAACTGCTTTTAGGTCTGGAAAATCCCTGTACGACAGGCTGCAGAAGAACATGTTGGTGAGTGAGTATTTAGTACAGAATTACGGTTTCGAGAGAGCTGAAGCCGGTGCTGTCAGTCAGGACCGTAAATCGTGGGCTGCCATACCAGTGGGGGATAGTGACCATGTAGTCGCGGTAATTTATTTAGACAGCAATGACCCGGATTTTTTCGGTAAAAGCGGTGGTATAGTAAGAAAAATACTAGATTCTTCGACCATTGGAGTGGCCCGTTACGTAGAAAAGCAATAGGTTTAATTAAGGCATGCGACCTCGGGGGACCGAATTATGAAGACTATGAACAAGAAAAAAAACGCCAATAGAAAGGGCGTAAAACGCAAGAAAAAACTTGGTTCTTCAATGGGCGCTAAATCACGCATTGTAGGTAACCTGGAGTCCGCACCTATCAACCCCACTGTTATGGAGAAGGTTAGACAAATACTCCGAGAGCGCGGATTTACAGATTACCAAAAGAAGGTTCAATAATAAGCACGAAAAACAGCGCCATTATTCACGGCGCTGTTTTTTTGCGCATCTACTGCCAGCACCACTCACTCGCCCCACCTATCAGCCCCAGCCACGTCGCGCTGTCGCAAGTCCCGCATAACAGCAGCGTCAACATCACCCTCAGTAATCCCATTAGCTTCCCAGTGGTCGCGCATTTCTGCTGGGCTCATGTTGTTGAGCTGGAGCGTGGGGGCTGGGGCGCAGCCTAGTAGTAGCGATAGTAAGAGTGTGGTTCTCATTCGTTTATTGTAGCAGAGCTGCGGAGCGGGCAAGGCTGGCAGAGTTCGTAAAGCTTTGCTTCGTCTCGCTTCTCCCAAGCCTTCAATTCTTCTTCGTTGAATCTCGCAGTCGGCAAGCACCGCCCGAACTTACTGCACTCGTGCGCAGGCAGCATACGGTCTTGAGCTTCTTTTGTGCAGTTGCATTTTACTTTGACTACTACTCCATCGCGTTTGATTGCAGGGCCTAGGTGGGGGCAAGGATTTCTAAGTGTAACCTTTTTACCGCAGACACAGCGCAACGTGTTCAATCTGTAGTTATCAGGCAAGACCACACCACAAGAACAAATCATGTGCTTTCTATCCTCATGGTCCCGGACTCAAGGTGAGTGCATCTAACAGAATCACTAGGTAGAGGTGGGGTGTTTAGGTTCGTCAGCGTAACATCAAAATCCAAGCAGTCGAAATTTGCGAAAGTCTCCGCCGCGAAATTCGCACCCGATGGTGTGTATATGTTTAATCCGTTGCAGAGTTTGCTTGTCAGGTAACCTACACCACCAGAAACCGAAACATTGCTACCCGATTGTGCAAGAGAAACCCCAACTGATTGAGTATGGATATCGCAAGTTAGACTCACAGAGTTGTCTAAAATCCACCAGCAACGAGTGGCGGTACTAGCTGCTGCGTTATGGGGAACTAGAAAAGTGCTGCTAGTTGAAAGTCCGCTGCAATTCTCGCAGGGTGGGCACCCCACTATATCATCGCGCTCGCCGTCAACGTAAGTTATTCCGCTGAAGGTAACCCTTAAGAACTCCGGCGCTAGATTAGCGTCGCAAGGGCCGCAATTAACAGTTGGGCTACTATTATCACAGCAACATGGATAACCTCCCATAGAACTACGCGGGGCACTCGGCCTGCACCGCCTCCCACTGTTCGTCTTCGTAGTTCCAGTTGGCCCAGACATTACCGTTGTCGTCCACTGCCCAATCAGCAATGTTCTGCACGGTAATTGTTGAGGGTGCAGAGCCAAGCCCAGCAGTTTGCCATTCACCACTTAATAGCTTGAGGTTATCAAGTGTGAACGTAGTTGCTGTGCTTGCGTAATCCGCAGTCGCAAGACCACGAACCTGCAACGTGTTCGACGGCACGCTGTCGACTACGAAGTATTTGGTTCCATCTATCGTCTCGACACTGCCAGGCAATACTAGCGGAGCCGTTGTACTGCCTCTTATCTCTAACTTAGAAACGTCATTCCAGCCTTTGACCGTGCCGTGGTCGGTGTCTTCTGCCATGCCCGTCGTTGTGCGCTTCATCACCACTACGCCTGCAGTTGATTGCACGCCGGCAGTTGTGGTTTTTGCTGTGCCGTTTTGGGTGGCGGCGGGGATGTTGCTGGTTACCATGCCGTAGGTGCCGAGGCCGCTTGCCGCCGCTCCGCCGAGCTGGACGATACACTCCTGCACGCCTGTACTGCTTATCACGGACAAAATCTCTATCAACCCGGATTCCGCTGAATCTGAAACCTTGTTGCCATCGACAGGTTCTGCATGAGTGTGCGTAATGTCGGTCACATTGACAATCGCTGTACAAACTCCAATTAGCTGCGCATCGGCACGCTTGCCGTCCTTTACTGCAGATCGCACCAGGGCAATAGGCTTGGATATCGTATCGTCGTACAGATCTGACTCAAACCAGAGCTTGCGGTGGTTGATATTGCTGAGTTCATCATCTCCTAGCTGCACTAAATGTCCGCGTTCTAGATCTTCACCAGTGTCGTTCTTGATTTTGACAATGGCGGGGTTTGAAGTGCCTAGTTTTGCAGGTGTGCTAGATCGCCCACCTTCGACATTACTGCGGTAGTGATTGACCGTATCCGTGACCGCATTGATCCACGCCGCAGAGTTGGTGGGGGAGGTTTTCTTGGAAGTGCCTGCGCGTACGTGTTTGAAAGAGGCCATGGGCTAACTCCAGCCGAAATAGGTTGCAAAGTCTATTTCGTCGTACACCCGTTCGACATGCACGCGCTTGGGAGGCTTAATTGCCTCACCCCCAGAAGTGTCATCTTCAAACTCTACCCAAGCATAATGATGCCCTTTTTTCACGATGCCCGAGATCTCTCCTATCGACATGCTGGTTTCGTTGGCCTGGGCGATAAAGCTATAGTCGACAGTAGCAGCGGCCTCAGTACCATCGGAGCCCGAGCCGCCCACAAATAGCAACTCTCCCTGGGCAAAACCACGGAACGCGTTGGCATTGGTGCGGCCTGTGGCGGAGGCGATAGTGCGGGCAAAAGTTTCGGAAACTACGCCCTGGGCATGACTGAAACCGTAAGTGAGTTTGAGCGCGGGCACCACAATGTCGGCACCTTCGACATCGCCATCTTCTTTGACGCCGATCGCCCCTTTGTGATGATTGTTGGTGGTCGGATAGGTGGCAACATGCTCTTTGGCGGCCTTGATTTTTACTGTCGCGCCCGAGGTGTCGAAAGAGAATGTCGATGAGCCGGTTGGCACATTACTACTGTCTAGCTGGCCGTAAGGCACGGTGACAATGTATTGCGCGTGCCCATCGGGGACCATCGTGATGTTGCGCCGGTAGAGTGTACCTGTGGGACGGAAAACTGTGATCGGCGTTGCCGATTGCGCGTGCAAACTAACTATATAATCGTCGTGCTCGCCTGCTGCCTTGTAGATTAAGGTGTAGGCAGGCGGATCGTAAGTTTCCGAGCGAGAATCGGGGGTTTCCTCAAAGGTAAAGGCCACGGCGCAATAACACTACGGCTGTAGTGCCCCCTCTCCCGACATGGCTCGAATTGTTTCTTTGTGCTGCTTGGCTTGCTGACGCTTGAGGGCCTTGAGTTCGTCTACCGTTTTGTCTCCGCCGCCTGCTTGTGCTGCCAAGGCCGATAGCGAAAACGCCCCGACTACTTCTTTCTTGGATTGAGAGCGATTAGGCGTAGCACCGAGAGCCTCCTGGATGCCGTCTTGTTGCTCGGCTGCAACTGCCTCGAACTCAGATTTGCTAGGTAGGAACTTGTCGACATTTTTAGCGAACTCTTTGCCGTGCTGCTGCCAGTTGGAGTTGAGGTCTTCGGCCAGTGAATTCAGCTCGTCCTGCAAGCTTTGTTCGAGTGGCCCCATTTGTCGCTCGGCTATTTTGGGCCACTCTTTAATAGCCGACTCAAAACCTTCAGTTAGTGGCGTCCACTCAAACGAAAAACCCTCACCACTGAACAATCCGACGATCGAATCCCAAAGATTTTTAAGATTGTTCCAAATGTTGCCGGCGATGGTGGCTGTGATGTTGGCAATATCTGTGAAAACATCTCGCCAGTTGTCGCCAAACCACTTTAGCCAGGTAGGAATGACCTCACTAAATAGATGGACGGTTTGATTGGCGAAACGCACAACGGCCAGCATCGAGCTGGTGACGGCGGTTTCGAGAATGACGCGCCAATTCTTGTACGCAAAAGAAATGGAAGATAGAGCGCCTAATATGAAATCATGGAACGTAGTCGTAGCGCCGATCGTATTATCTACGATCGTAGTCCATACGTCGGTAACAACACTCGATATGCCAGACCAGACGGTCGTCCAGAAATCGAGTACCCCTGAGAACACATCTTTCACGACTGACCAAATAAGCTGGGCGTGGCCTATGATCGTGCCGGACATTTGGTCCCACCACGCAATAGCCTCTATCGCCATGCCTCGTGCGGAATCAATAACGTCGACCCCCGCTCCGACTAGCTTCGTGACACCCGGCAGCAAGGCCGAGCCAATCGTCGCTGCCGTGTCGAATAGCCTGCCCTTTAGAGCTTTGTACATGTTGGCAAATCCGCCCGCCGAACGGATCGCATCGCCCTGCGCGGCGGTTGTGCCACGCATGATAATGTTGAGACGTGCTTGCACCTTCTCTTGGTCGCTTGCCTTCTTGGGGTCTAGCTTTTGATTGAGTAACTCTTGCTTAACAGCCGCTTCACTCAGCACAACACCGTATTTTTTCATTACCTCGCCGCTGCCTGTAAGTGCGGCTTGCAGGTCACGCATGGTGTCTGCGTCTTGCATGTTATTAAATGAAGCCAAGTCAAGAGAAAGCCCGGTAATCTGCTTACTCATTTCCGTAGCAGCCCCAGCCTCGAAGCCCAATGGAACGAATAGGTCTTGGCTGTTTGAAACAAAACGTGCTATCTGTTCCTCGCTGCGGCCTACATCTTTAGCGAAACCGTCACTCCACTGCTTTACCTCCTTGGAATTCTTGCCGAATACGACATTGAATTTGTTCATTGTTTCTTCAACGTCACTTGAGGCTTTAATTACGGATCCAAAAGAAAAAGCAGCCGCGATCGGACCAGCCAGCGACATCGCACTGAGTGCAAACAATTTCAAGCCTGCACCTGCAGCACGCAGGCGCTTGGTGAAGTCTTTGTCGCGCATGAGTAGCTCGACATAAGCGCTCCCTGCTTTGATATCTGCACGCGACATCTACTAAGCCCATGTTTGTAGGATGTTTGGATCGTAAGGGCTGACAGGCTGGCTGCCGCCACTAGTGCCCCCAATTATTTCTGCTTTACCGATTGCCATGCTTTCTAACGATCGATAGGTCAATCCGCTGGGGTTGATGCCTACGAATCCGGCGAGCTTGTAGCACTCGAAAGCTGCGTCAACAGTTGTTGGAAGTCGCTGTCTACCTTGCTCTGGAGATTTTTCATTATCTCCTCGGCTAGCTTCGGATCGCTGATTTTGCTCACCGCCTTCTCGATCGCCTCTTGCCTTAGATTGTCGTGTGTGGCGAACACTTCCAGTACGGCCCGTGTTCGCCGGGGGGTAAAAGACACAATGGCCTTTAGCATGGATTGGGTAGCGCGATCGATCGCGTCACCGATGACCTCCATGTAGAAATCCTCTTCGGTGACGCCGCGCTCCTCGCGTTGCTTTGTGCAAAGAATATAAATTACGCGGCAGAGAAGAACCGGATCGTTCAAGAGACGCTCATATGTGTTTTCTTTCTCGCTGTCGTGCAGCAAGAAGTTGGGATCGCACTCTTCGCGTATCTTGTCGATCTTGGGGGCATCGATTGCGACATCCCACTCGCGTTCCTTGTTGTCTTTGAAGGTTGGCATATTGTTTCTGTGTCTAAGGTGTAGAATCTTGAATCCACATCAGCTTTAATGTGGCGTCGTTTATTGCTGAGCCGTTGCTGATTTTCCCAGCTATGATGGGATTCCCAGTGAACGGGTTGGTATCACCACCCGTGATGTCGAATGTGCGGGGCGTGTTGGGTTTTAGTGTGAATGAGGCTATGGAAACCGACACATCTGAAAGAATTAAGTAAGAATCTGCTGTTTCTGTGGTGGATTCGTATGCTTGCTCAGCAGCAATAATAGATAATTCATCACCATCAATAGCACAGTTGAAGTCGACAGGCTCTGATCCCACGACAGATGTTGTCGCGGGAGGTAATACATCGCCTGAACCAGAATTGATACTTACAGTAGAGTCTGCTACCGAAGTGACTTGCATCGATCGACGCAATCCTCCAGACCAGTAAACGTCAATATTGTCGAGGGCTACAAAGCCGTGGTTGGAAGAATCCATCTCTATGGTGCCAGTGTCGTCATCTGTACGCATAGACAATACGCCCGACTGCCCCTTGGAGACGGCGATCTCTTTGATTGCACCTCCATCAGCCGTGCGCGCAGTATCTGATGAGATACTTACACCCATGCCAGTCATGCTAACTGCATTGTTTATCGACGGCATCTAAAATCTTCCCTTTGTGTTGTGTACTAGCCGTTAGGTAGAATCTTGCACCCAAAGTATTTTGAGTGTGGCGGCATTTGTTGCTGAACCGTTGCTAACAACTGCCGAAGTAATAGGATTGCCGGTGAATCCGTTGGTATCACCACCCGTGATGTCAAATGTGCGGGGAACGTTAGCCGAAAGAGCGAATTCTTCGATCTCTGCACTGCCACTGTCGAGGAATGAAATATGAGAGTTGGCAGCTTCCGTGTTGGATGCGTAAGCCTGCTGCACTCCCAGCAGCGCTAGCTCGTCACCATCAATAGCACAGTTGAACGTAACCCTGGGCGATGCAACGATGGCCGTGGCGGCAGTAGGCAACACATCCCCCGTACCAGAGTTGTCAGCTCCGATTGGAACGACATTGGTCGCTACGGTGCCTACTGTAATTCCATACCGTGCGCCGCCCGACCAATACAGGTCGATGACTTGAGCAGTGGTGATACCGTGGCCAGACGCAAGAGTGAGAGATCCCGTTTCGTCATCGGTCCGCGTGGTAAGCGTGCCCGAGTATCCGACTCCAACTGCAATCTCATTACTTCCGCCGCCATCTTCTGTGCGTGGAATATTGCGACTGATGCTACCTCCTAATCCGGAGATAGCTACTGAATAATTGAGAGTGGGCATGGTTGGTTTCCTTGGTGTTTTCCGCTTGGCACGTAATGACTAGCCGATTATTAAACGTATATGGATGGCGTACGCCCGCTGCCGCGAGTAGGAACAGCAGTGAAGGTAATCATCTGCTCGCCATTGAGGGGCCATGGATCGCTTTGCGAGAGTGTAAAGTCGCCATCCGGCCCCTTGCCGGATGAGTAGTCTTTTCCTCGCAAGGCAACAGCAGCTCCCGTGGATACCGCTACACGCAGCGCCTCAAGCGTGGTGTCTGTTGAATCGTTGAGCATTTGGAACTCAATTGACAGCTTACGCATGGTTACGTGTTCGGTCTCGATCGGAGCCACAGTGCTATCGCCACGCACCGTGGTATTTCCACGCTCAACATCCCTCGAAATGGTGATGTCCTTGCAATTGGTAATGAGTGTGCTGGCCGTCGATCCTGGTGTGCCGTAGTACAGCAAGCCCTCGAAGCCCATTTTTTGATTTGCCACGTTTCTAACCTCCTATTGAACCTCGAAAACTTCCCGCGAAACGCGGTATGCCACGCTCCAACGCGGGCTGTGCGAATGGGCGTGCTTCAAAGCTTTCGCCCTTGTAACTACCTCCGAACTCGTGCGCCTTGCCTGCTTTACCAACAATGCTGGCCCGTGGGCCAATAACGGAACGATTCTTTTGCTTGTCGACAGCAAAGCGGATGGCAAACTTGAGTCGTTTGCGGCGTCGTGTGCGGGGTGGCTGGCCGGCGGGAGCGGGTCTCTCCGATGTGCGGATAGACCCCTTCATGTCTTTGGCAATACTAGCCGACGCATGAAAGATATTGCGAAACGCAGCGCGCGAAACAAAACGCCCGGTGCGCTTGTCCCGTAGTGGTTCGGCTTTTACGTTTAGCTTTAGCATTAGGTTAAATCCACATCCGCACGAAAACCGATGCGGATGATTGATGTAAATTGCCGCAGTTCTCTCAAGTGTTCTGTAATCGGGTTTGATAGTAGCTGTGTTGTTTCCCAGACTGCCGCTAGAGCGTCTGAGGTTCTTAGCTTGGTTAGCAGTACATGCAACTCTTGCGTAAGCAGCACAAGCGCGTCTATTTCGGCGACTGGTATCCGACCTGTGGCGGAGTCTAAAGTGTCGCTCCCAAACTTCCTGCGAACTGCGATGTCGATAGGAGCAGTGAATTTCAGAGTTCCCCTTGTCGAGAGTTCGGCAGCTTGCTCTGTGGTGTGACTGGCGATGTCTATTCGCAGCTTGTCGGCCTCCGACAAAGCCATGCTGTCGGTATTCTTAAACTCTAAATCCCAATCTGCGTAACTACGATCGATGGTCCTATCCGCCTGGCTAAGCGTGGCCGCAGTGATTTGCGACGTCACAAATTTAGCAACTGTTACTGAGACGGCTTCGGGCATCAATCAACTCGTTTAGTGTGTACTTTCCAGCGGTAGCCACCGGGCATTAGCTGGATGGCGGGCATACTTCCAACAGGCAACAACTCAAACTTCTTGGCGACTCCGTTTTCTGTAACTGCAAGCACATCACCCGGGCGCGGCTCGAAAGCTACACTGGAGATATTGGCTGCCGTTACGGCAAACATAAAGTCACGCGAATGGACCTGGGTAAGGAACCCTTCGGCGTCCATGACATCGTATTTTTGGTCCTCCCACTCGACGGTAAACGAATCGGTCGTGCTGCCGCCGTGCGATAGCGTGGCGGATACGCCAAATGCACGGTCGGCAGCCGATCTGACCCTGGTTTCAAAACTCTCCTGAAATCCCATAGCGTTATGCGTAGTTAGGCAGGTTTACCTCGACGCAAAACTCCAAGATGTCCAGGCTGTCGGTATTGGTGTCGGCGGTTTTCTGAAGCTGAGCAAACAACTGCAAACCACCTGCATAGTTGCTCATATCAAACCGTGTTCCGCTGGCAACACGACGCTTAGAGCCATGGTCGTTGGCGCCGTAGAACTCGATGTTCGACTTGCGGCCCAACGAAACCGAAGGTGGCTCCATCGTGGTATTGCGAGAAGCGAACTCCATACCGAACCGCTTCCAAGTCGCTCCCAACGTAAGTCCCGTAGCGACATCATCGTTGTCGTTGGTGCCATCGTCGGTTTCGACCACCACGTTATTATCACCAACGCAGCGAAACAGGGCGGCAGCAGAAAGCGAATCGATGGCGTCATTGCGAGCAGCTGCAAGACCAAACGCAATTTGCGTTGCGGAGTCGAGCGAGGCAACTGTTTTAGCGATGACCTCGAACGAGATAATCTCGTCGATATCAAACGGCAACACATCACCCATGTACAGGCAAAGGTTTTCCACCTCATTGGTGCTAGCCAACTGCATACGCAAACCGCCACCAGTCAGTCCCTGCATGGTAGGGCTACCTGCGGAAGATGTATCCGCCTTAACGAAAGGCGTACCCGCGCCACTGGCGGTGGCTGGGATTAAGTGATGACCGCGAAAATCGTAGCGGTACTTTCTAGTTTGTTGTGACATTGTTTTTCCCTTATCAAGGACTGTTGCACCTGCAATACAGGCGTTGAAAAATCAGAACGCGAGGATGACTTAAGCGCCAGCGTTGCGTACTGCGTACCTCCAGTTTTTGACAGCGACGGCAATACGGCCTTCGATCGATACGTAGGTCGTCTTTGTTTGTGGGTCGTACCAACGCTCACGGCGACCTGCGGTGCCGAAGCCATTGAAATAACCACGGACAACAGTAGCCGTATTTAGCCGCGTAGGATTTCGTAGGCCGTACCAAACATTCGAGGAAGCAACGCGCAATTCGCTTTCTGGAATTACCTGCACTTCACCGCGATAGAGACCGATGTTTTGCGTGGTATTCGCAACCTTCATTTCCATGCCGCCCGAATTAAGTGGCAGGAATGTTCGGCGTGCTTCTTGGGCATTGGTGCCCGTTGGGGTGAAGCACGTATTGAGTGAACCACGCACGCGTCGGCCTGTTGCGATACCGCCGATATCAGCGTACTTAGTCTCCATGGCTGCCCATTGAGCATCACTAGGAGCTGCTCCAGACGTAACGTCGTTGTCGTTGGTGGCTGGGTTGGCACCTACTCCAGTATCCGCACGATTAGCAAACAGCGGGTTTCCGTCAAGCAAGTTTTCGTTCGACGTAAATCGGTCGGTGACGAGTCGGTTTTGTGTAACCTGCCAAGCCTCTTCTAGGCCCAACATGCCTTCCACGAACGCACCCATGTCGTCGTTGGCGACCATCACGGGAGTCCAGCCCCACTTGTTACCGAAACGTCGCAGGAAGATGTAGGAGAGTACCTCCTCGCTGAGGCCGATATCCTTGAACTGCTCGGCGTCTTCCAGCTCGTCAAGTTCCTCGACAATACCTTTGTTTACCATCATGGCAGGCTTAAAGTCGGATAATCCACCAGGGAGTAGCGCCGAAACTTGCTGATAGCTGTAGTCGTCGTCGAGTCCGATCGTGTCGAGAAACTTATTCGACAAGCTGGAAAGGATATTCGGAAAGTCGCCGGGTCGTGCATTCGGCGTACCGGATGCCTGGATGTACTGGCGGCCTTCTTTTTCAGAAAAGAACGTGTGTCGTGCACCGGGCGTTCCCATCTGCATAGCCATCTCGGCGATGTACTCTTTGTCGCCAAACATGTCGACCTTAACGCCCGACTGCTCCAAGCACTTACCTGCAACAGCCCACAAGGGAAGGTTGACGAGATTGGAAGCCCCATCGGAAATCTCCATCGTGGGGTTGCTGCTGGCGCGATAGATCATCGCGTCTACAACGTCATTAGCGAAGCGGTCTGCGCCTTCACCCTTAACGCGCGCGGTAGGTAGTGGAGATTCGTCGCCCGCTAGTTTTTCGTTCCACATCTTGGTCGCACCTTTCGCGTCGAGCTTCTTTTCGTGAGCCTCCAGTACCATTTCTGCACTGATAGACGTCTCGCCGGTAATCCCGTTGATTAAGGCTGCTGAGGACTTCAGCGCCTCTAAACGGGCTTCGGATTGCTCGCTTTCGTGAGCACGCTGCACGTTATTGGCCGTTGGGGTAGCGGCCTTGTCGCCGGCTTCCTTTTCTTCGTCGCCGGATTCTTCCTCTTCGTCCTCATCATCGGGCGCGTCATCTTGAGCGCGTAGCTTTTGGAGGGAAGCGAGGATCTGCGATTCGTCGCTTGGAAGGTTGTCGCCGCGAGACGCAAACCATGCGTTTAGCGCTGATTGGCAAACGGCATCCGGTGCGTCGAGCGAATCAATCAGACCCAACGCAAACAACTGAGCTTTGATTCGCTCGTTCATCTTACTTCTCCTTACTGAGGTACTTGAAACGACGGGTGTAGACGACGACTTAACATTTGGGTCGCCGCCCACGGTGTTTCTCATGGATTCCATGGAATCTTCAAAATTGGATACAACGGCATCGATTACGCCCTTGCTAACTGCCACATCAGCACGCATCGAATCGCCTTGGCCGTATTTGGCCACAACTTCCTCTGGCTTGATGCCTCGATAACGCGCCACGTCGTTAATGAACGACTGGCCATAGGACTCAACAAATTGCTGGATGGTTTCTTGGGCTTGCTCGGTCAACGGCTCGTAGATGTTGCCGTGGCCCTTTTTGGGTGAGTCTTTGTTCGTGAATACTTTTGCACCCACGCCAAACTCTTTCAGCATCCCGCTGTACTCTTGGTGTGGGTAAATGGTGCCAATACTGGCAACTAACGAGTCAGCTGTTGACTCGATGCGATCGCAGGCAGATGCGATGTAGAAACCTGCTGAGCCGCACATGCCTTGCACATAAGCACGAATAGGCTTGTCTCCACGAGATTCGTGGACACGGTCGGCAACTCGCTTGCAACCAATGGCAGAGCCACCCGGAGTATCGCAATAGAACAGCACACCCTTGACTTGGGCGTTTTCCATCGCTTGGTTGAACCCTTTTTCTATCAACTGGTAGGACGATGCACCGCCCCATCGCACCATATAATCGACCGCATCACGCAAGACTCCCGTAATCGGAATGATGGCGATGCCGTCCACAATGCGCGTGGTCGTTTCACTGTCACTACCTAGTGACAACGACGCACGTATTGATTCTAGGTCGCCAGCTTCGATGGCTTCCTCAAGTCCGCCCAGCGCACGCGCGTCGATAGCCCACGGTGCGGCGTACATTTCTGCACGGAGCTTGGCAATTTTCCGGCGTTTTGCTTGCTTGCTCATGAGTTCTCTTCAACAGCAGGTATGTCTTGCGGATCAACCGCTTCTTCAGCTGGCTCAACCGCATCCTCAACGACGGTCTGGAGGGCGGGCTTGGTTTCGTCGCTAACTTCGACAGTGACTGTCGGGGCTGGGATGCCGCCACCTTCGCTGTGCATTCCACATTTGGTAATAGTGACGGTGGATTTTGCGTTGACGACTAATTCGTCTCCGGTTTTTAGGACATGTGTTTCCTTCATTACTCGCTCTCCAATATCATCGATAGGTGGCTGGCTATTTTTTCCGCTTGATCTTCTGCGGAATCTGTTTGTGTTTTGTTTTCTGAACTGCCGCTACCGCTCTTGCTGAAATCTAGGGTGACACCAAATAGATTTGATACACGATCCTCAACAGCGTGTTGCATCAGAACTCGTAGCCAATGTTTGTTGACACGTGCGCACTCTTCTTTGAACGTACTGATACGTGTGCGGAGGCGTGTCGTGCGGGCCTCGCCTTCCTTGAAGGGGTCGAGTAAATCGCGTCCGTTCCCGATAGCATCAAAACGCTGGTAGGTCCGCTGATTACGCCGAAACTCTGCGGGTGCAAGAGACTTGAATAAGCCACTTGCAGCAGCCATTGCATTGAAATCCTTACGGACTCGCATGGCGACGTGGCAGGCAAACCAATTTTGCAGAGGTTTGATGTGCAAATCTTCGTCGAGCTTGGCTGCGCGTGAGGATGAGAAGTTAGTGCCTTCGTAATCGCCTGTCACGCTGTAGTAAGAAAGCGAAGTGCTAGCTGCAATGTCGCGGTCTAGCAGCTTGATAAATGCTGGCGCGTCTTTGTTGGGGCGGGTCTGACGCACCATTTCCAAACTCTCTTCCGTCCCCATGACAGAAGCCACCGGCGAATGGCCCACCTTGAATTGACGGTTTCCGAATTCGTCGCTATCTGTTTCTCCGTCATCAAAACCCAGTCCATCGCCATGCTTTTCAGCATCTTGCAAGTGGGCGACAAATGTGAAAACGGCGTCGATTGCCGCAGAGCGTATCTCACTCTCCATGTAGGAATCACGATCCCAAGTGGTTTGGCCGCAGGCATCGAGCCACGACACACCCATGGAAGCGGAAGGGCGGTGAAACAGCGTCAAGTCGATGACACGATCTGCGAGAATCCTGCGACCCCTACCAGAGCTATCCACAGGAGCGCCAGAACCCATTAGCGAAGACTGGCTAATGCCAAAAAATTCGTGCGGGTGGTCGAGATAGAAGTGATAAGCAACGATTCGATTGTTGGAGTCGAACTCGCGGCCACCTATGATTTTGTTTTTATCTTCAGACGCTGGCCGGTCTTGGGTGTGATCTAGCTGTTCGCGCTCAACGATCTGATAGGCCAATGGAACTAATTCGTAATCCTTCACGAACGAACGCACTAAAAAACCGTCACCCACGAGAGCTGATTCTTGCATCAGCATTCTCTGGATGTCCGCCCACGACAAACGGCCCTCTACATCGAATTGCTTGGGGTCGCTTGACCATTCCTCGAACAAGTCGTCCGATTCGAGTGCGTAGGTAAGTCGCGGGCCAAGCTCTCCTGCTGCTAGGGATTCCAACTCTGTAGAAATCTCAAACAACTCAGAAGGCGCAAACGGCCAAGAGTAGGTTTGCATGCCCGTGCCTACTACCAAATCGACGATGGCAGAAATAATCCGCTTGCCTTGGGCTGTATTGCGCACCAAGTCTCGCGTACGCCGATTCATTAAGTCGTGCGAACCCATGATTGCCGCATCGCCGCTGTAGGCGTGGGGCTGATTGTGTTCGCGCGGTCGATCGCGGCGTGCGAGTCGGTAAGCTTCGAAGGCTTGTGATAAAAGTTGGTTGGCGTGCTGCGTTGAACCGGGCGCCGGTCGTTCGCTTGCTACCATATTTTTGAGCCAGCCGAGCATCAGACATTCACCTTTACAATCGGGGAGAATATCTTACGGCCCGAAGATCGTGCGGCCTTGGCTTCAAACTTCGTAATAATGTTTTCCAGGCGATCTATCTCAAGCTGCTGCTGGCGGCGCTCGCCTTCCGACCAAGCTGTAGAATCAGTGTCGAGAATGCGCGCAAGAGAGTCGCGGGCTTTGTCGGCAATCTGTTGATCGGTTGCTGGCATATCGAGCAATAAAAAAACGGAGCACGCGCTTTCACGCGAACCCCGTAATGGCTCGATGATTTACGGCATCTCGGAGGGCTGGCCGGCCCTGCCTCGCCGTGGCCGCGCGGTAACGCGGCTCCTTGGTTTTTTGGACACAACTTAGTTCTGTCCATTTTTTCTTGGAAAACGTTAACGTTTTCCAAGCACTTCGCATTTATGCAATATACTCCACATTGCGGAGCGTGCTGCAATTAAGGTTGCGTATCTGTAAACTACCTGTCGCCCACCCCAGAAACAAGCATGGTCGACTGTCGCGAAAAGTGCGCAGCGGCCAGCTGTGGAACAGCCATTGTGTTCGACTTCCAGCCACAACTAGGGCAACGGAGAATTACTGCCGCTGCAGTCGAGCAGTCTTTGTCGCGTTCGCAGTACACCTTCTTTTTCTTGTCGCTGCATCTTGCACACACAAGAGGTTGTGGTGGCACCACGCCGGGGTGTTTAGTTTTAATCATCTGCGACTTCTCTCCGCACCCTGGAACGGGACAAGAATAATAAGCAGTGCGCGAACCCTTCTTGCCCCCGCTCTTCTGCTTCATGCGACAATGATGCGCGCGGCAGTAGGGTATGCCGTCTACATCCTTAGCCGGGGTGCTATCAGTCTCGACAACACTATCGTCGAGACTCATAGGCTCAGTGGCTGGGGTTTCGGATTGGCCTGTTTCTAGGGCCATAGGTTCTGTGTCTGGCATAATTATCTCCGCTCAAAAAAAGATGGGTATTACCTCGCGCCAACTTCGTCGAAGTCCTGCGCGATACGCTTCGGTTTCTCTTGCTTCTCCTGCTGTTTTCTGACTACATTTTTTCGCCACTGTTCCCACGCAGATGCCTCCCACCCCAAGTTGCCGACTACCATTTCAGCAGCAGCCATGGCATAGATCTCGCAATCCCAGAAGTCGACAGGGATACGGCCTGAACGCGGCCCCCATTTTCCAATCTTGCCCTTGCGATGGTCGTGCGTAATCGCGTAGTGAAAGTTGGTGACTTGCTCTAGGTACTCACGCCCTTGCGACAAGCAATCTGCGGTCACATACCAACTGCCAATCTGTCCTGGTTCTCCACTGAGGAAGTCGAGCATTTCGGAGTAGTAGGGGTAAACGCAGATTCCCCACAGATGCAGGCCGCCTTCGTACTTCTCGCCAGTGCGCGAATTAGATTCGACAAGATTCCTACGAAATCGCACATCGGGACGCACTTTGTGGTCGCCGTGGATGTTACGCACTCGACCGGGGATGAGGTTCTTGCCTATTAAACGATCTAACCATTCCTCTGGCAGTTGTCGCATCCAACGGTGTATTTGCATGGGCAAATGCTTGGTGTCGATATTGGATAAACGGGAACGCAGCCGCTGATGCCCAAGTGGATTGACTGACGGTTCGTTGTCTCGGTTCACTATCGGGAAATCGGACACCAAAACTCGTCGCTGCACCTCCAATAAGTCGCCGAGAATAGCTCCGGTGTCTGACGGATCGCGTGTTACCCACCCCCAATCCACAAGCCAAGACGTGCGGCCCGGTGCCCATCCTCGAATTACGTAGCGTGAACCGTTGTTTTCGCCCTGCTTGTCGATACCTGCCGTGAGAAACCATGCCTCATCGGGAACTGTTCGGCGTGCGTGTGTCCAGGCCGATCGCCTGCCTAATTCGATCCAGTTGGGAACTCTCGATTCTGCCTCATAAGCAATCGCAAGTCGGTTGCCGTAGAAGTCGACCTTGCGGCCCTTCTTTAGGTGGCGCAAGTAATCTTCGGCGATACTGCCAAATGTTTCGTTAGGTGAGTGAATGGCCCAAAGATGAAATCCTACATTCTTGGCCGGCACTCGCGTCGGCTCCGGATCGCCCATCTTCCAGCCGCGTGGATACCACTGGCCAGATTCGATTACTTGCTGCTTGCGGTCGTTCTCTATTTTGCAACCATTGAGGCAGACATAAAAAGCATTGTCACGTGCTTGCAGCGGCGACATCAACGAAGCACCATCACCACCTTTCGCTTTGACAGTAAGCTCAATGCCACCCTTGTTGGCGTGCTTCCCTTTTTTGTGCGTGAAGAACCTTGCTTCTTGCTTTAATCCACAACATGGGCAGGTAATGTACCAACGCCAACGGTCGTCAGCCAGCGACTCTTCTTCGCATACAGTCGAAGGAGCTTCGCTAGGCGACGACTCGAACATATGCTTGTAGCGGAACACGTCTTTTGTGCGTTGCTTGCCCGCTTCGACTGCATCACCCGCCTTCGTGTCGGCATCGCGGTAGACATCCACTTCTGTAAACCAAACGTAGTAACACGGCTTGCCACGCGTTCTTTGTCGAGAACCGGCCCACGCCAAGTGTATAACCATCGAGCCTAAGTCGATCTCTTGAAGATTCCACTTATGCTTGGGCGGAATGCGAATTCGGTGAAAATCGGCGAACTTCTGTGATTCTTGCACTACCGAATAAATACGGTCGCGTATCTTCTTTGCTTCTAGCTCGTCAGGCACAACGATCATGCCGGGGGCAGGTCGGAACTCCGCAAAGAACAAAGGCACAGCAATCAAAAGGTTAGATGTCTTGTGCGTCTGGGTAGCCGCAGGAATTGCTATAGAGTTGCAGCGTTTTTCTGCAGCGCACTCTAATGGGAATCTCCACCAAGGCGAATCTTCGTATGTGAACGGCCCTATGCGACTCTCAAGCTGCTTGCCGCTATCGCCTCGTCCAAAGCGCAGATTGGTTTCGATCCAATCGCATATCGGGGGTTCTTCGATCGGCTCCCATGATGAGAATAACTCCGAACGCAAATCTCGGTAATTCTCAGCAGAGCGATTCAACGCTATTTCGGGAAGTGCTATCAATCTAATTCCTTCATCGCGGAAGCGGCGTCCGTTGCCAGCTTTTGGCACAAGCCAAGAACCCGTTCGCGTATTTCCGGCCACGCATCACTAGACGGGGGCTTTTCTGGCAAAGCACGATCAACTGCATCAGAAAGGGAATCGTGTACCGCTGATACCGTTGCAACTGTTTCCAAGTACATCTTGCGTACTGCACCAATCTCAACCAACTCTCCAAGTTCCTTGGCTTGTTCAATAAGCAGCTTCTCTTTTTTGAGTCGTTCTGTTTCTCGCTGCTCCCAACGCAGCTTGCGGTTGGCCTCAGCGAGTGTTCTGTTTTCGTCGGACTCTTTGATGCGGGGTTCATTGCCCTGGCGATACTTGCCAACGCAATTTTTCTTACACCATTCGCCAATGCGGTCGAGATTCCACCAACCGCGTGTTTTGGTTTTTGCGGGAAAGTCTGGGCGGCGCTTCCATTCGGCAACCGTCTGCCGACTAACGTCCTGATCGGCTGCGATCTCGTCGATGATTTTTGCGTATCTAGCCACATGGAAAGGGAAAGTTAGTTCTCAGGGTTGATATCCAGCCAAACCAGATCGTGACTGGGAAAC